ATTTGGGGGAAAGGATTAGGGGTTGGGGGATAAGCTACCCGAAACTAGGTTGATATCATTGTTTTCTAGAAGGAGAATGCAAGTGGCAGGCTTGATGAGTAGAAATAAAGGCAAGCGCGGGGAACGAGAAGTCGTGAAGCTGTTACAACCTGTGGTCAACGAGGTCTACCGGTCACTGGGGCTAGAGCCTCCCGTGCTGGAGCGCAACCTCATGCAGGCTCATAAGGGCGGCTGCGACCTCGTTGGACTAGACTGGCTGGCGCTCGAGGTCAAGTATCAGGAGCAACAGCAGGTGACTAGCTGGTGGGACCAGTGTAAACGACAGGCCGCGCCCGACCATGAGCCGGTCCTGTTCTACCGGAAGAACAACGTGAAGTGGAAGGTCCGCATGTTCGGGTATCTGGTCGCCGGGAGCCAGCGCGTCCGCTGCCCTGTGGACATCACTCCCGAGGCGTTTCTGGCTTATCTTCGCATTCGCTTGCTAAAGGAGTTGTCTCCGTGAACGAGTAGGAGTATAATCTAGCCATGGGTTGGGGGATGGGCCCCCAACGAGCCGGAGAAGACATCATGACCATAGTCCGCATCACTTTCAACCCCACAGCCTTCTCGGGGACCGCCACCGTCAACGGCCATTCCGCCCGCTGGACCTTAGGCAAGGCCGGCAACATCACCGTCGCCAGCCGCCTCCCGCTCGTCACGAAGGCACAAGTCGCCGACGCGATCCGCCGCGCCGGGAAAGAGAGAATGGCGCCCGTCCAGGCCGCAGTCAAGCGGCACGGTTACTGCTCCCCGGAGCACTACGCCGCTTTGGACGGTCTCCGCGATACGTTTGACGTCAGCATCTAAGCAGAAGGCAAGTGAGATGAAGCGCGAACAATTCGAAGAGATCCTGAAGGCGGACGGCTGGGAGCGGGACCGCTTCGGTCATTACCACAAAATCGTGCGGAAGAGCATCCCGCATGTTGATCACCCCGAGGGGATCATCTGCGAGCGCAAGTACCGGATTAAGATGCAAGACCTGAGCTTCCGCATCGAGGTCCAGGTCCGTCACGAGGCCACCGAGTACAGCCCCGCTAAGAATGAGTGGGTGCGCATTGGTGGCGACTACTACAGTAGGATTGTCCAGATGGATAATGGTCGCATCCGCGTGGGCTCTCACTTCTTCGGCCGAAGGAAACAAGCATGAACGACGACATCTATCGGGCGAACGGGTACAACGACCGGGAGGACTATCTCTCCGGCTTGGCTGAGAGCTACGGGGTCGATCTGGATACCGTTTACGCCCTCGCCGATCTGTTAGGGCCGAACGAGGACTTCGACGGCCTCGTGTCCCAACTGGAGGATATGCTGTGACTAGACGACGCATCCCTAGCAGGCGCGTATGCAAGCAGGCCTACAAACTGGAGGGTGGTCCGTGGCATGGACGCACCCTCTGGCTTAGCTGCGGCGGCACCCTGACCTTTACCGTCAACGGCCAGACCGGCCACTACGACAGACAAGGAGTATGGCAACCATACTTGGCTCCATGATCATTGGCCTCCCCGCGGCCGAGGTGGGATCTCCTACACCGGCATCTGGCGCTGGGTGGTATAAGCCGCCCCTAGACAGGCGCAAATGGTCCCCCCTATAATGACCCTAGCGATGGAGCTGGCGCAACCGTACTTGTAAGATTTGAGGTGGTGGTATGGGCAAGCGAGTAAAAAGACCTGTAGGCAGGCCAACAAAGTACAGCGAAAAGCTACAGGCTTTAGCAGACACCTATATCTCTAAGTACAAAGAGCTAGGTGATGTGATTCCTAGCAGGGTTGGGTTGTGCAGTTTTTTGGGCATCTCAAAGAGTACCAGCTTTGAATGGGCTAATATTTATCCAGAATTTTCGGCCACGTTAGACGCCATTGACGTGATGCAAGAGAAAGTAGCCCTTAACAGGGGCTTGGACGGTACCTTTAACTCAACGATAGTTAAGCTCGTGCTGGCTAATCACGGCTACAGTGATAGACAGGAATTGGCGCACACCAGCCCTGACGGGTCAATGAGTCCAACAAGAATCGAAATTGTGGCGCCTTCACTGAAGAATGACGACGCTTAAGGTCGAGCTAGCGCCCAAGCTAATCCCTGTACTTTCCCCGCCTCTTGGGACATTCCGCTATCGCGTCCTGAGAGGCGGTCGCGGCTCTGGTAAGTCTTTCTCGGTGGCGAAGATGAGCGCCATATGGGGGGCGATTCAGCCTATCCGCATTCTCTGCACCAGGGAGTTCCAGAACTCCATCAAGCAATCTTTTTATGCGGAAGTAGCAAATGCTATAAAGTCAGAGCCGTGGCTTGAGTCGGTGTATGACGTAGGTAGAGACTACATCCGCCACAAGTGGAACGGCACCGAGTACCTGTTTTCCGGGCTGCGCCACAACATCGACAGCATCAAGTCGATGGCGCAGATTGATCTGTGTATTGTGGAGGAAGCCGAGACCGTTCCTCATGCGAGCTGGCGCGACCTGATCCCCACCATTCGCGCCCCGAATTCTGAAATCATCATCATCTACAACCCTAAACGGCGGGACAGCTGGGTAGCGCAACAATTCGATGGCGATACACTGCCGCCGCGGACAGCCCTGGTGACGATAAACGCAGAGGATAACCCGTGGTTTCCGGCAGTACTGGAGGAACAGCGCAAGTACGACCGGGAGAACATGGACCCGGCACTGTACCGACATATCTGGGAAGGCGCGTATTATGAGCAGTCAGACGCTCAAGTGTTTAAGGGCAAATACCGCGTGGCGGAGTTCGAAGCACAGAAAGGGTGGGATGGACCATACTACGGAGTTGACTGGGGCTTCTCGCAAGACCCTACGGCTGGGATACGTGCATGGATCCACGACAACGTGCTGTATATCGATTATGAATTTGCCGAAGTCGGCCTGGAGCTAGACGCCACCGCCCCGGCTTTGATTGCGGCGCTTCCTGGGATAGAGAAGCACGTGGTCCGCGCTGATAGCGCTCGGCCTGAGTCGATCAGCTACGTTAAGCGCAACGGCATACCCAGGATTGAGCCAGCGAAGAAAGGTGCTGGTAGCGTGGAGGATGGGATCCAGTTTATCCGTTCATTCCGAGAGATTATCATTCATCCGCGTTGCAAGCAGACTATTAACGAGTTTGACCTGTACAGCTACAAAATTGATAGGTTGACAGGCGACGTACTTACCGATATTATCGACGCCAATAACCATTTGGTGGATAGCTTGCGGTACGCGTTGGAGCCTTTGATGCGCAGAAGCTCTTACAGCTGGAGCGGCTTTGCATGACTGACAAGCCCCGCATGATCAGCGACGGCCTTCAGAACGTCGTCGCGAATCTCGGTACTGGCCGTGACAAAGCCTCCCACACGGTCTACGTTGCCGACAATCTTACGTCCGAGCAGCTGGTGGACATGTACCGTACCAGCTGGCTCGCTGCTGCCATCTGCGATTACCCCGCCGAAGACGCCACACGGAAGTGGCGCAATTGGCGCGCCGAGGCTGAGCAGATTACCAAAATCGAGGCCGAGGAAAAGCGCCTGGGTCTGCAGCACAAGGTCCAAGAGGCTTTGATCGCTTCCCGCATCCTGGGCGGGTCTGCCCTGTACATTAGCGCAGAGAACCGGGACCCTTCGCAACCTCTTAAGCCTGGGGACCGGATCAACTCCCTGATCCTCATGGGCAAGGACGAGCTAACCCCCGGCGAGATCGTCCGCGACATTCAGAGCCCGTACTACGGCAAGCCTGAGTTCTACGAGATCAATTCAAACGGCAAAGGCGCTCGTATCCGGGTGCACGCCAGCCGATTTGCCATTTTCACCGGTCGCAAGGTTCCGGGTGCAAGCATTTACGCCACCAGCGGCGTATGGGGTGACTCTGCGCTGCAAAGTACTCTGAGCGCGATTAAGAGCGCAGACACTACCGTTGCCAACATCGCCAGTCTGGTCTTCGAGGCGAACGTGGACGTGATGAAGGTGCAGGGGTTTGCGGATCTGTTGGCTCAGCACCAGGATGAACTGATCCTGCGCCGTGCTCGTCTGCAGGCCGCGATGAAGGGCATCAACGGAATGTTGATGATCGATGCTCAAGACGATTACGAGAAAAAGTCCGCCTCGTTCTCCGGGCTAGAGTCGCTAATGGGAAGGTTCTTTGATTGGGTGTCAGGGGCGGCCCGCATTCCTGTTACGCGACTGTTTGGTCGGGCTGTTGCTGCGCTGTCCGGTTCCGGCGATGGCGACGAGCGGGTCTATTATGACCGCATTGCCGACATCCAGTCGCAGGACATTGAGCCAGCCATCAGCCTGCTGGACGAGTGTATCATCACCCAGGCATTGGGCGAGCGCCCTTCCGAAGTCTATTACGAATGGGCTCCTCTGCGACAGCGCACCGAGGCGGAGTCTGCCGAGATGTTCGGCAAGTATGCCACTGCTGCCCGAGCACTGGCAGGCACTAACGCCGGTGAGATCATCCCTCTTGACGCGCTTAGTGATGCACTGGTAAACGCCCTGACAGAAATTGGCGTATTGCCCGGCCTTGAATCGGCAGTGGATGAATATGGCTCTCTCGCCGAACAAGGCGGGTTCGTAGGGGGTGGGGATGAGATTCAATGACCGCGTAAGTGTCGGAGCGGTAAAGCAGACCAAAGAAGGCTATCTGGTTGCTACTGCCAGAGTGGCCCGTACTGGTGTACAGGAATACTACGCCGCCGAGCTTGGAGATATCGCTGTGCAGGCGGGGTTCAAACCTGATGACATTGTCCGCGTTTACCGCTCCCCCGACCAGGTGTTCTCGCGAGACACGCTCAACAGCCTCACCCGCGTTCCGATCACCATCGGCCATCCTCCAGAAAGCGTGACTGCTGATAACTGGTCACAGTATGCCGTGGGCGAGGTGGGGGACGCATACGCCAAGGACGGAGAATGGATCGTCGTTAACCCCATGATCAAGGACGCCAAAGGCATTGAAGCCGCTAAGACCACGCATAAAGAAATCAGCATGGGGTATAATGCCAACATCGTGAAGGCGCGTGATGGCATCGATGCGGATTTTGAAATGACTGACATTCGCATGAACCACTTGGCCTTGGTGCCAAAAGGTCGAGCAGGCAGTCAAGCACGAATCGGTGATTCTTGGGGCGCAGCCCCGATCAGCGATAATCAACCGGGCGACACGCCCACTACCGTTAATAAAGGAGGTCGCATGACTGACTCTACTAAAGCGGTGATCCTGGGAGATTCGGTCGTCCAGGTTCCCGTTTCTGATGCGCTGCTCATTGAACAGTTCAAAGAGGCTTCTGCAAAGGCTCTGGCCGACGCCGAGGCTAAACTCGCTGCCACCATCGCCGCAAAAGACGAGGAGATCGGCAAGCTGAAGGCAGAACTAGCTGACGCCAAGAAAGCCGCCGAGATTGACGTCGACGCGCTGGTCGCCGCCCGTACCGAGCTGGTTGCACAGGTCAAGGCCATCGATGCCAAGATCGACCCGAAAGGGCTGTCTGACGCCGAACTGCGCAAGGCCGCTGTTATCGCCAAGCTGGGCGAAGAGATGGTCAAGGACGCTTCCGACGCCGTTATCCTGGGCATGTTTAAGGCCATTACCAAAGACGCCAAGCCTGCTGATCCGGTTGCTGATGCTTTTCGGAATGGCGCCGATCCCATTAATGACGCTCATGCAGGGTACCTTGCACGACTGACTCGCCAGAAGGAGGCTTGATCATGGCTCTTATCCCTAATGCTGCAAATCGCTTTAAGCCTGCTCGCGGCATCATTGGTACGTGGGCAAACATGGAAGAAGACAACGCCCGAACGGGCTTCGCGGGTTCCGAGTTTGCCGCCGGTGTTCCCGTAATGAAGGGCACGGGGGACATGGTCTATGTCCCACTCGAGGATGGCGGTCGGTTCGCCGGCATCGCTCTGCGCACTGTGGACATGGACGGCACTCCGACAGCTGATGGCGCCCCTACCTTCCGCGAAGGCCAGCTGTTCGGCATCGCTGACATGGGCACAGTGTACGTTCTGGCCGGTGATGACGTGACCGAGGGCGCTAACGTGTTCTACGACCCTGCCACCCGCAAGTATCACGGCTCATCCTACCCAGGCCTGTTGCCGCTGGCTGGTTGCGAGTTCGACGAAGCGGCCGCTAATGGCGAACCCGTCGCTCTGCGCATTCGACTCACCCCTGGCGCCGAACCGGTAGCCGAAGAAGAGTAAGGAGAACAAAGCATGGTACATATCAATGACGCGCAGGCGCTTAACTTCCTGCGACAGCAAACTCGGGTACTGTCGGCGCGGGCCTTCAATGTCGAGTATGACATTGTTGACTACGCCCAATTGGTCCCGGTAAACACTGACTACCCAGAATGGGCGTCTGGCGTTGATTTCCAGATCGGCGACCTTGCCGGTGCTGCCAAGTGGCAGAGCGGCTGGGCCGAGGACGTGCCGAAGGCCGAAGTTAGCCTGATCAACGTCGGCGTGGACTTCGCCATGTATGCCGTCGGCTACGGCTACAACATTGAGGAGATCGGCAAGGCCATGCACGCCGGCTTCCCACTGACTGCCCGCAAGGCCATCGCCGCCCGCCAAGCTGCTGATATCTTCTGCGCCGAGACTGCGATGTACGGCGGCGGTCATCCCGGCTGGACTGGCCTGATCAACAAAGCTGGCATCACTCCGGCGCTGTCGCCGAATACCGGAACCGGCGGCGCTCGTCACTGGGTTGACGTCAACGGCGTTGGTCAGAAGACCCCGGAGCAGATCGTGGCCGAGTTGAACCAGCTGCTGATGGGGCCGCCCAGCTCCAGCGGTGTTCTGACTAGCTTGATCGGCGACACCATTCTGCTGCCGCCGCGCGCGTATCAGCACATCGCCCTCACCCCGTTCGGTGTGACCGCGCCGAACATGACCATCCTGCAGTGGTTCGTGGCTAACAACATCTACACCACTCGGACCGGTCGCCCGGTGACCATCCGCGAACTGCCCGCCCTGGCCACTGCTGCCACTGACAACACCGTGGCCGGACACGGCCGCGCAGTTGGCTACCGGAACGCTCCGGACGCCCTCGAGCTGCCGATGCCTATGCCGTTCCGCTTCTTGGATGTGCATCAGCACGGCCCGATGCAGTGGCAGGTTCCTGGCATTGGTCGTATCGGCCAGCTGACCCTGATCCGGGATGGCGCGCTGCGCTACCTGGACGGTGTATCGCCGGCCTAACGGGATAAGGGGCTGGAGACAGCCCCTTTTCTCTATGAGGACTGACAATGGTAATCACAATCCATAACCTCACCAACTCGCCTTTCGACCTGCTGAACGACAAGGGCGAGAAGGTGCGGATTGCTGCCCGGGGAACGATTGAGGGGTTCAAGCCGCACCCGAGCCAGCTGTCGATTTACCGGTCGCTTGGCTATTTCAGGATTGAGGATGCTGGGCAGGATTCGAAGCAGGATCAGCAGCAGAAGATCCAGCCAAATGGCGCGTCGCTTGCTGAGCAGTACCGCGCCCTGACCGGAAAACACCCGGACGGTCGGTGGTCTGACAAGCGCCTTGCAGAAGAATTGGAAAAGCTGGCGAACGGTTCGCCCGAGGACGAATAATGGCAGGCTACGGAACCGACGATGACTTCGCCGCGTGGCTGGCAGCCCAGGGACTGTCCCTGCCAGACGACGCGCCTGCACCTGCCGTGCTTCGCCAGATCGGTAGCGCATACGTTGACGCAGCTTATGGGCACCGCCTCGGCTGTAGCGAGCGCACAGGCGGTTTTGATCAGGAGCTGGCTTGGCCACGCAAGGGGCACTATCTCAACGGCAAGGCTGTACCGGACGACCTTATCCCGCAGGAGTGGGTGCACGCGGCATACCGGGCTGCCTATCTGCAGGCCACGCAGCCGGGATGGGCAACCGGCAGTCGCGATGGCAACCGCGTGACCAAACGAGAGAAGGTGGACGTAATCGAGAGGGAGTTCTTCGGCGCCGACCAAGCTCCAGGCTCTGACGCTGCGCCCGGCATGGTATCGGACAGCATCATCAACGGCCTTGTGCTGCCGTGGCTATGCCCGACTGGTCGCAGTCTTAACAGCCTTTTCCGGGTGGTGTAATGGCCGACTTCTATTCCGAGATGCGACAGATGGCAGAGGAGCTGCTGGCCCCGACTAGCCAAGGCGGATTGGGGCAGGGCTCGATTGTCCTGTCTCGCCAATTCAGCGAACCAGGCGCTAACCCGTGGGATCCGCCTGTAACCACGACAACGACCGAGACGCTGAAGGGCGCTGTTCGTGGCGTCAGCAAAGAACTGATCGGGACGGAAGTGGGCGGAACTGTGATTCTCGCATCCGACCGACAGGCTATCTGCGCGCCGCCTCAGATGGGCTATACAGCTGGTGATACACTCATTGTGGACGGCGTGCCGGTGCATATTGTGGCGGTGCAGAATATCCCAGCGGCTGGTGTTACGTCTGCTGTACGCTTCATCATAAGGGGCTGATATGGCCATCACTCCCACCCGATCCCAGGCACGACTCTTCGCACAGCTCATAGCAGAGCTTGAGCCGCGCATTCGCGCCGGGTTTATGGCGGCCGTCACCGACCTCACGGCGAACGTTAACTGGCGCGAACTGCTGGCTAACCTGGAAGCGGGGAACGTAGAGGGAGCCATTGCAGCACTTAACATTAGCCCGGCTGCATGGCAGCAGTACAGCGAGGCCGTGAGCGCTGCCTATGCCGCGTCAGGCTCGGCGTATGCGGCACAGATCCGGATGGTCGGAATTGGCACCATTGGCACCCGCTTTAACATGCTCAACCCCCGCGCCGAACAATGGATCAGGGAGAATGTGGGCGGCTCGATTGTCGGCTTTGTAGAAGAGCAGATTGAAGTCGCTCGGCAGACGATCGCAGCAGGCTATCAGCTAGGAAAGGGGCCACGCGACATCGCCACTGACCTTGCTGGGCGCGTTGTGGCGGGCAGGCGTCAAGGCGGCGTGCTTGGGCTGGACGCTCCAAGAGCTGAACGGCTGAGAATTGTAACTGAGGCGATGAAAACCGCCGAAGGGGTTCAGAGCCTCGTTATCGAGCACCGGTCGGGAGCGCTGTCCCTACGCTACAAGGTTAACAAAGCGACCGCTAACAGGATTCTGGCTGCGTACAGAAAGGGCGAAGCGGTGCCAGAAGCTCAACGCGCCATCAGTGAGCGCCAGTACAAAAACGCCCTGCTCAAGGACCGTGCCGACACCGTAGCCCGCACCGAGACGGCAGCCGCCGTGCTGAATTCCCAAGACGAGGCCTTTCGGCAGACCATGGAGCAGCAGGGTATTCGGCCCGACCAGGTGGTCAAACGTTGGCGGCATGGTGCAGGTGCTACTGCGTATCATCGACCTGATCATTTAGCGATGGCAGGCACAGAGGTTGTGGGCATTGACACTCCATTTGTATTTCCGGACGGAACGGCAATGCTTTTCCCGCATGACCCGGCTGGCGGTGCGAAACACAACATTAACTGCCGCTGCAATGTAGAGTACCGGGTCAACTATGAGGTGGACTGATGGCAAGATTTAGCGAGGCGGTCGGAGCTTGGGCAAGTGCTACTGAAAAGCGCCTGTCCGCCGTCCACAAGCGCGCCATTGAGAAGCTGGCAATGGAAATGACCCGCACCCGAGCAGAAGGCGGCAACGTCCCTGTGGTTACAGGGAACCTCTATCGTTCCCTGCTGGCGTCCACGACAGCTATGCCGAAGACTGCTGAAGGGCCGTTCGCTGGATCGAACGTACCGTCGGTTATCGCTTCGTTGAAACTGAACGACACTCTCTGGCTGGGGTACCAAGCGAAATATGCCAGACGGGTTAACTTCGGCTTTGTCGGCGCGGACGCGCTGGGCCGGGTGTATAATCAGCAGGGTGCGCACTTCGTCGAACGCGCCATTGCCATGTGGCCCCAGATAGTCCGCGAGGCGGTGGAGGAAGTGAAGAATGCCAACCGCTGAAGTGAAGATCTGGCTTGCTCTGAAGTCGCGCATCGACACGCTTCCGCTCGATTTCGCCAAAGCATGGCCAGCCGAGACGTTCACCCCGCCGCATTCTGGCAGCCAGCTGTCGCCGTACATCCGGGTCGGCGCTGTCACCGTTAGCCCCCTGCCCGTCCAGATCGCCACTGGCAAGCCGCACGTTCGCACCGGCGCTCTGATACTCACCTTGGTTCATCCGATGACGGAGGGTTATAGTATGCCGATCTATAGCCAATATGCAGGAACCATTGCCGAACATTTTGCAGACGGAACCGAGATGTGGTATAATAACGTGTGCGTGAAAGTAGCCGCACAACCGCATGTGCAGCCGGGTTACGAGGACAATGGCTATTGGACTATCCCGGTTTCAATCCCGTGGAGGGCAGTTGCATGAGCTGTAAAGAATGCGAAGAACGCCGCAGACTTGCCCGAGACGCGCTCCTGCGCTCTGCTGTTGGCGAGGCGGCTGTACATGTTGTTAAAGGTGCCGCCGAACTGGTAGGCATCAAGAAGAAAACCGCTACTGCCGACCACAAGAAGGCAGGGGCAAAACGTAAGAAGAGGACCGGTTCGACCAAAACTGCGCAGGAGTAATGCCAATGAACGAAATGATCTATACCATGGCGAACACCAAGATTTTCATTTCTGAAAATCCGGTGCAAGCCAAGCTAGAAGTAACTCCCGAGGATTTCCAGGGTATCAACTGGATTGAAATCAAAGGCCTGTTTAACGTTGGAGAACTCGGAGCGGAGCAGTCCATTAACGAGTACGAGCTGATCAACAGCGATTGGATGCTGAAGTCAAAGGGCACTCGCAACGGCGGCACGATGACCAATACGTTCATCCCTCTGCATCTGGACCCGGGTCAAATGAAGTTCCGAGATGCCATTGAAAACAACTGCCGTCCGTATGCCTTCCGTGTGGAGCGTGGCGCTGACTGTGCACCTGAGTCGTTGGTCACCATTTCCATTGCCGATCCCGGCGTTGTGACGTGGACTGCCCACGGTTTTCAGGTCGGTCAGCCCATCATGTTCACGCTCGGCGAGGGCGCTTCCCTACCCACTGGCCTGACCGCTGGTGTGGTGTACTACGTCGAGTCCGTTTTGACTGATGACACGTTCACGCTGGCGGCGCAGCCGGGTGGCGAGGCTATCGAGACTACTGGCACCACTACTGGCGACATCACCGCCACTGCGCCACCCGCTGGTATGACGGACCTGTTCCAAGGGTTTGCTCTGGATGGTGTCCGCTCCGGCGGGGGCCGTAACGACAACTACACTCGGACCTATAGTATTGCCGTAAACGGACGTATCATCACTGTTTAACAATCCCCCGCAAGGGGTTATGGGCTAGGGGCGGCTTGGTTCACCGCCCCGATGCCCAACCTGAACCGCATGAACCGAGGTATAGAATCATGGATATTAATGACATTGTATTGTCTGACGAAGCCCTCAACATCATCGACAAAGGCGAGTGGGTGCCTGCCGGTGACGAAGCCCCTGGCGTAGAGTTTTTGGTCACTGGCATGCAGGCCGAGGGGGCACGAAAACTGATCAAACAAAAGCAGGCGCAAGCTCGCGCCAAGAACAAAGGCCAACCGCTTAATGATGACCAGTTAGCCGAAATCACCAAAGAGGTTTTGGTTGAGGAGGTGCTCAAAGGCTGGCGGGGCATCACGAACAACGGCGAGCCGCTAGAGTACTCCAAAGAGCGGGCGCGGCAATACATTATGAGCCGTGGCGGTGAACGCTTCACGATGATGGTTCTGAATGCCGCTATGTCTCTCGACAGAAACGCTAATGCCTACGTGGAGGGGCTGGCAAAAAACTAACTGCCTGCCTCCGATGGGCCGTTGCTAATCCAGAGGCCGGTAAACTGATTGCAGCTTATAGGCATTTTGGGGTAGAGATTCCGCAGGGGCTCATTCCGCCAGAGCTGCATGACGTAGAGCTGTTCTACTGGGAGGCCTTCTGGGACTTGAGCGGCGAACGGCAGGCAGGCTGCCCCATCCCATGGACTGCAATTAGGCAGTATTACGATCGTGAGGGGTTCGGGCGTTTCTCTGATTTTCATCGGGTAATTAAGGCTATGGACAGGGCGTATCTTGAGGCTGTAGAGGCCCGTTATGCTGATCAGAGAGGTAAAGCGTAGTGGAAGTCGCCGCACTTGGTCTGCGCGTGGATGGCGTAGATGGCATAGATAGGGCTGTCGATTCCCTTAAAGACCTTACCTCACAAGCAGATAGTGCCGGGCAGTCTGCAGATAGCATGGGCAAGTCGTTTGCCCAAGCCATTCCCTATCTAGCTAGCATCGCAAGGTCTGTTGCCCCGCTCTCAGGGGCAATGGAAACCCTTAACAGAACCATATCCTCTCAGTCTGCGACCCTTCTAAGACTTGAGCAGGCCATGGCGAACGCGGCCCAAGAATCTGCCGGCCTATCGCGCTCCATGAACCGCGACGCAGAGGCGACTGCCGCCTTAAAAAGGGAGATAGAGGACCTTACCAAGCGGCTTCAAGCGAGCGAAGATGCTGCTAAGGACTACGCGCAACGTCTTGAGGCTCTGGAAAAAGAGCTAGAGGACCTAAGAAACAAGTCAAATCAGGCGGGTAAGGCAACCCAAGACTTGGGCGCGATAGTTCGCCGCGTTGGCGGCATCATTACCACCTACTTTTCAACCCGCACGATTGCCGAGTACGCTGACTCCTGGTCAGATATGACCAGCCTTGTGCGCGTCAACATCGGGGCGCACGAGGACGCCTCTGCAGTGATGCAGCGGCTGGCGGATATTGCAAGGGGTACGTACTCCAGTCTTGAGTCGACAGCACGAGGCTTCGCGCAGAACGCGTTTACGCTCAGTGCTCTAGGTAAGACTACCCAGCAGCAGCTGGACTATACCGCCGCCCTGAACAATGCCCTGGTTGTCTCTGGTGCCAAAGGGCAGCAGGCGCAGATGGTGCAGGACTCGCTGAACCGCGCGATGGCCGAAGGGTCGCTGCGCGGTCAGGAATTGCAGAACGTTCTGAACTACGGCAGCACGGTTGCCAGCCTGCTGGCCGAAGAACTGGGGGTCAACGTAACCCAGTTGCGCGATGTGGCCAAGGAGGGGCGCATAACTGCTGACGTGATATTTAACGCGTTGGTCAAAACCATGGAGCAGCTGGAAGAAACGGCAGGGTCCATGCCCGCCACCATCGGCGACGGCTTCCTGCTGCTCCGCAATTCCGTGCTGCAGGCGGTTGGGGTCTACGACCAGGCGAACGGGATCAGCGAGAAGTTTGCCGAGCGTTTGGTTAAGATTGCTGACGCTATACGCGACACCGACTGGGGGCCGTATATCCGGGCGCTGACAACCGGGGCGAAGATAGCTGCTGCTTATGTTGCAGCCATTTACGCAATCCCGGTTGCAAAGGCCGCCGCCGCAGCCGCAACAACCGCATATCAGGCCGTGCTTGCCGCATTCAGTGCGCAGGCTGCTATTACTACAGCGCAACTGTGGAGCATGAAGACAGCTCTAGGCGTAGTCGGTGCGGCTTTCGCAGGCTGGCAGATCGGCACATACCTGCTCGAAGAGTTTGAGCTTGTCGAGAAGTTTGGAATCGCCCTGATGGGCGGGCTGCACACGATAGCTATCAGAATAGGCGGCTTCTTCCGCGAAGTGGGGGAGAGAATCAAGTTCGCCGTTACGAACCCGATCGATGCTATCCGTGGCTCTATCGCCGACTTTCTTGAGTGGGTGTCAGGGCTCGGCCGCGACGTGCTCAGATTCCTTGGCTTTGAGGGGTTGGCTGACAGCATCAAGACGGAGTTTGCTGGTATTC